ATCCATCTTGCCTACGGTACCCACGACTGTGTTGTGGAGTACAACCGTGTTGAGGGGCTGTTGAACAACAACGGCGAGGCTCTCATCCAGGCTTATGTAGGCACCAACAACAACACTATCCGCTTCAACAGCCTGTCCTCCCTCGGGTCCCCTACACATGCCTTCCAGGGCTCACTGGGGGGTCTGTTGCGTATCGAGGGCTGCACTGTTCGAGTGAATAAGGTTGAGAAGGCCCTGGTGGCTGCGGAACGGTCTTGGGACTCCACCCTACAGCAAGGTTGGCATTCCCGTGCCAATGCGCCTGCAAACGAGGCTGACGGCCTTGAACAGGATCTGGACAACGTGGTGCAGGTCAACGACTGTGTGTTCTCCTCAGAGACTACCGGCCAGACCTTCGCTGTGTCCTCCGACGTGAAGGGCAGCACTCGTCGGGTGTCCCTGAAGGTAGAGGATACCCAAATCAGTGTCCCCGGTACCCCGGCTGATCTGGTTGTGTCTCCCAGCTCTACCGCAGCTATGGAGGTGGAGATTCCTCAAATCTATGGAGATGAAGCCATCCCGCAGTACACCTCGATCAGTCGATCTGGTAGCCGTTTCGTGTCTGACTCCAAGCTTCTGCAGGACAAGTACGGCTTCGTGGCTCCGGGTACTCCTGGGGGCGGTGGTAGTCCTGGCGGTGGTGGGGTTGCACCTACTCCTCAGCCTCAGCCTGGCCAGCCTACTCCTCCCACCGACCTGTCCGGCACTCTAGCCGAGGGGACGGCTACGAAGCAGCTCGTGGCCTTCATCACCCGCCCTACTGGTCCCTCCGTGGCTCAGTACGGGGATTGGATCGCCTTCATGGAAGTGCACAATGGTGAAGTCGCTACCTGGCCTGAGTCTGTGGACATCCCACAGTGGTCGGGTAAGCGAGGCTTCCCCGCTGTCGTCCTGCCGATGAACGGCTCGATCCAGTCGGAGTTCAAGTACCTGCGCCGTACCTACGTCGAGCTGGATGGCGCTCCTGGCTATCTAGGCCAGCACCAAGGCATCAAAGGTGTGCAGTGGTACGCTCGCGGTGCTGGTATGCAGATCGCCAACGAGAATGTAACCCAGGTGAAGACTGCCACTGGGTGGTCCCCTATCGTCATCGAGGAAAGTCCCAAGACGTACCCCGGTACGGTAGCCGAGGCTGCTCCGTCTGGTGTGGCCACCTTCGTGTGGGTGAAGGGTGTCGGCACGAACCTGACCTGTCAGTTCGTTACCGTGATGGGTGGTAAGCCTGTCGCCAACCCTGACAACCAGTCCTTCCGTGACTCGATCACCATCGCTTCCAGCAAGGGCTTCCCGGCTGTGGTCTGGCCGGGTACTCGACTGCCGGCTGATGGGAACTTCCGGAACCTGACTCGGAGTTACATCACTGTGCCTTCTGCTGCTTCTGGGCAGACGGGAGAGTTTCAGGTGCCTGCCTCTGCGCTGGCCAATGCCAACAAGGCTAAGCTGGTGGTCCAAGCAGGGCAGCAAGGAGATCTGCAGGACCCAGCTGTCTCCGAGTGGTTCGGTTCTCCTGGCGCTGTCATCCCCCAACCACAAGTTGGTAATCCGGGTGGTGGTGGTGGTGGTGCGGTAGCAGGTTCCAACAGTGAGTTCCTGGAGAAGATGTTTGCCTCCATGGCTCGCCGGAACGACATCTACTACCCTGGTTGGGGTAGTGCCAACAACGGCTCTGGCGGCTCTGCCCAGCAGCGAGGTGGTGCTCTGACTATGGGCCCGGCTTTCCGGGTGTCTCGCATCTCCCGTAGCTCCGCACTTTATCAAGGTACGGGGGGTAAGGGTCCGGGTTGGCACTTCGACGGTGCCTACACGGATGGAGACCTGGTTCGCATTGGGAACCAGATGTGCTCCACTCTGCAGCTCTGGTATTGCCTGGTGCCTGGCCCCTCTGGAGGTAATCGTACGCGTGTCCAGCTCCGTGCGGGTGCCGTGTACGTACTGGAGGAAGGCTCCTCTGTCTGGAAGGTGATGTTCCGTGCTCCGAACATGTTCGGCTGGTGTCAAAGCCAAGGTCCGTCCATGAACCCCAATGGTGGGGACAAGTACGATGACATTCGGCAAGATCCCCTGAACTCCAACGGCGGGTACTCCAATGGTGTTGCCTGGATTGAGATGCCCACGAGCACTAAACGGAACTGCCACGGCGGCTTCGGTGACTGGGACATCTATGGTGGCCAACAGGTAGACAAGAGCATCAACTACGACAAGGTGATCGGTATCATTGGTACCATGGAAGCTCGCCTTGCCCCTGGGTATGAGGACCGTGAGGTCGCTATCCAGGTTGGCTTCGATCCGAAGTGGGCGCAGAGGCCCTCGTCGAGCTGGTTCCCTGGTTTTGTGGTTTCCAAGCTGCAGAAGCTCTCTGGGGAGTGGCAGACCGTAGGTGTCACCAACACCGACAATGCCTGGGACGCCGAACGTGGTGGTATCTCCATCACCCGTAACAAACTGCTGGCCACTACTGTGCCTGGCTATCGTTAAGGAGTAATCATGAGTGACCCCCTGAAGGGTATGACGCCGGAGCAGCGCGATACCCTCCTGCGGGGCCTCCTGGACCAACTGCAGATCTTGCAAGTCAAGGGGGCCATCGCATCGTTTGAAAGCTGTCTGCATCCACCTGATGGTGGGGAACCCCTGCCTATCGATGCGGCCACCTTGAGTGCCACCACGTCGATCCTGAAGCTCCATGGAGCCCATCTGGGGAGTACTGCTGTGGACGATCCTCTGGGGGATCTGAAGACTGACCTGACTGGTACGGGGGTCGATCTCGACCCCGAGGCCCTCCAGGCTGCTCTGAAGTCCACCCTTGAGAACCTGACACTGCAATGAACAAACCTCGCCAGTACACGGATACCCAACGCAAGTACGCTGCCGCCGTCGTCAAGGCTGCCTTCCCGGAATTCGAGAAGTTCGCCGAGTACATGGCTAAGCTGCACATCCCTGGCTTCACGAAGCTCACGAAGATGCAGCGACGGATGTGCCGCTTCCTGCAGTACGGGCCTCGTGTCCGTATGGTGGGTGCCCAGCGGGGTGAGGGCAAGACCTACATCACCGCCTGGTACGTGAACTGGCGACACATTCAGGACGGCTCCGAGGCTATCCTGGTGGTATCCTCTGTGCAGAAGATGGCCGATGACATTGGCCGTCTGATCATCAACAACATCCGGTACACCCCGATCCTTCACTACATGCTGCCAGCCGGATCCAAAGGGGCAGCAGACGGTGCGAACCAGTTCGACCTGCATCCAGTCCTGAAGGGCCACCAGAAGGACCATAGCGTCGTTACTGTGCCAATCGGGGGTACCTTGCCTGGCCGTCGTCCCAGCATCATCATTGCTGACGACATCGAGTCCAACAAGAACTCCGAGACCGCAGTGAAGCGGGAGACCCTCGTTCGCTCCACTCTGGAGTTCTCTCGCATGAACGTCGAGGGTGACATCATCTACCTCGGCACCATGCAGAACAAGGACAGCGTGTACACTGGGCTCCCTGCCCGCGGTGTAACTGTCCGGCTGATGCCTGGTCGATACCCTGCCCTCGGTGAGGACAAGTACGGACCTCTGCTGGATCCTGACATCCGTGCAGAGATGGAAGCAGATCCGTCCCTCCGTACAGGGGGTGGCCTCCTAGGGAACCTAGGTAAGCCCACTGACCCTGAGCGGTACGACGAAGAGGCTCTCCGGGAGAAGGAGCTGGACAACGGTCCTGAAGGTTTTGCCCTGCACTACCTGCTGGACACCTCCCTCTCCGATGCTCTGAAGTTCCAACTGAAGACTCGGGATCTGATGCTCCTGGATTGCCCACAGGACCGCATCCCACTCGATGTGATGTGGTTCGGAGATCGAGAGCACCAGGTCACTCTGGATGCCTCCCTGGGGCTCCAGGCAGCTTACATCCAGGAAGCCATGGTTGTCGACGGCTTCGGCTTCGAGCCCCCCAAGGGGATCTGGTGTGCCATTGATCCTGCTGGCCAAGGTGGCGATGAGACCGTCCTGATGGCTGGCTGCTCGGTTGGTCGCACCATACACATCCTGGACATGGATGCCTTCCGTGGAGGCCTCGGCCCAGATACTGCAGATCGGATCCTGCACTTCTTCCGACGCAACAAGGTGGAGTTCGTCTACGTCGAGAAGAACATGGGGCATGGTCTGTTCGGCCTTGGCCTTCGGAACCTGCTCCAAGGTACTGACCAGGAACACCTGGCTTCCTGTATCACTGAGGAGTACAGCACGGGTCAGAAGGAGAAGCGAATCATTGAGACTCTCCGTCCTCTGATGGAGCGTCACCGGATCTGCATCCACCGTCGCGTGCTTGATCAAGACATGAAGCTGCTCCTGGTATACGGTATCCAGGAGCGTCGGGTGTTCAGCCTGATGCACCAGCTCACGAACATTACCGTCGATAGAGGGTCGCTCCTACATGATGACAGGCTGGATGCCCTGGCCATGCTTGTAAGCCGACTCGCCCCCGCAGTCATGAACGATCCCCTCAAGCAGGTTGAGGAGGCTGAAGAAGCCAAGGTTCGGGATTGGCTGGAGAACCCATTGGGTATGCCATGGATCGAACATCAAACGCCGCAACAGCTTCAGCATATGGAATGGGACTGGTGACGGCTATCTTCGGAGGTATGACCGTGCAGGATGTAGCCCTGTGGATCGGTATCCTGTGTACACTCGGCACCTTCATCGTCAACAGTTACTACAAGTGGAAGGAGGATAAACGTGCAGAAGCCAGGGACAAACGTCAAAGCTCTGGTGTCGTCGGCCCTTCTGGCCGGTGCAGTCTACCTAGCCCCTCACATGCAGATGTCTCAGAGGGGATTGGATGACCTGAAAAAGCATGAGGGACTGTCTCTGGTCCCCTACAAGGACCAGGCAGGCGTCCTCACAGTCTGCTATGGCGATACCAAGGACGTTCACCCCCACCGTGTGTACTCCCTGAAGGAGTGCAACACTCGCCTCAAGGAGTCCGTAGAGGCCCATACAGCCCCTATCGGGAAGTACGTGGCTGTTCCCCTCACCCAGGGGCAGTACGACGCCCTAGGGGACTTCATATACCAGTTCGGAGAGGCAAAGTTCCGTGACAGTACCCTCCTCAAGCGCCTCAATCGTTGGGACTGCTGGGGAGCTACTGAAGCCTTCATGGACTGGGTGAACGTCAACGGAGCCCCCAACCGTGGGGTGACCACCCGCAGGATCCACAATGTCCGCCTCTTTGCCCAAGGGTGTGCGGTCTGGGAGAAGTACGGACTTGGGCCAGCACTCAACACTGATGGAGCAATCGAGTGAGCTTCTCTTTCAACGGTTTTCGTATCCTCCCGGGCAAGGGTCTCCTTGCCGGTATCATCGTCATCCTGGTCCTGGGCGTAGGGCTTGCAGGATCGCTCTCCATGGCCCTCAAGACCCGGGATAAGGTGATTGCCCTAGAACAAGTCCTGAAGGCCTCAGAAGCCCGTATAGAGGCTCTGAAGGGCATTGTTGAAACACAGCGAGCTGCAGCCTACGATGCCGCCGCCTCCGCTGCCAAAACCCAAGGGGAACTATCCCGTGCTCAGACCCGTATCCGCCAGGCTGGCTCTGCTGTCCCTGCTGTCCCTGACCGGGTGCGGGCTGTTCGGGATCAGGCCCAGCGAGAGCTTGACCAACTCCGGTCCCGTGGCCCCTCCGCCGATCTGTCTGGTGGATCCCGATGATCTTCCTGTAATCAGCACCTATGACGATGTACCTGGTCTGGTGGCCTACGCTGCCGATCAGGCATTATCACGTCTGCACTGCAAGTTCGCCCTGGAGGCACAGTATGCAACTCGGAACAACCAAGGCAGAGAGCCCTGAGTTCCAGACCCTGTACGGCCCTGGGCATCAGGTCATGTGGGCTCTCGCCAACACCACCATTGGTCGTGGAGGGATGCAGGTATCCTTCCGCTTCCGTGCTCAGAAGGGAGGCCAGATGCAGGCCTTCCGTGTGTACCTCCAAGGAGGCTCTGGGTACTCCGCTGGGGATGGTGGTATCCTCCGCTTCAGCCTCCGCCGGGACAATGGCTCAGGTCAGCCAGGAGACCGTGTACTCGGCTCTGCCACGTACAAGCCCCCCGCCAATGCCCTCACACAGGCCACCTTCCCCCGTATCGACCTCTCCGCTCCTCTGGTGGAGGGTGAGGTATACCACCTGTTCCAGGAGAACATCCACGGGAACCCCAGTGGGAACTTCATCAGCACGAACAACGCTCAGATCTACAAGTCCGCTGGACACCCTCACCGATGGCTTGCTGGTCGAGACTGGGCTACCCTGTACCGTGGTAACGCTGGTTCAGCCTGGGTAGAGGGCACCGTCAACGGTGACGCTGTGAAGTACTGGTCTCCGATCCTGGAGATCTACACCAACACCGGCTCCTTCGGGTACTCTGCCATGGAGGGCGGGTCTGTGCAGGTGCGGGGCAATCAAGCCCTCTCCCCCACCCTGTACAACTACAACCAGCCCATCCGTGAACTCTTCACTCCCCGTCGCAGCATCACCGTAGAGGGCTTCTCCTTCCGGTACAGCGTGGACATGGATGACCATTACCTCGACTGGGAGTTCGGTACCCAGAAAGGCACCATCTGGACTCCCTGGAAGAACAGTAGCACCCAACAGGTCGGTAGTAATACCATCCAAGGTGGTACCTGGGTAGATGTTGAGTTCAAGGAACCAGTACCAGTTAATGCCGGTAGACAAATCCCTCTTGTATTTACTCCCAGGAACGGTAATATAATGGTATCGGACACTCGTAAAGGTACCAGCTACGGATTTACTACCTGGACAGAATCAATTGGCCAGCGGTATTTAAATGGTGCCTGGATTAACTGGAACCATAACCATCATAGTGCCGCTGGGTCCGATGGCTCCTGGCCCGTCATGCTCCATCTGAGCCCTTGACCTCATAGAAGGCCCTAGGAGCCTCTGAGAGCCCCGGCAAGGGAATCACCCTAGGAAGTCCCCAGAACGCCTCCTAGGGCCCTTCTGAGGCCTCCTGGAGGCATTCCTGGTCAGTCTGGTCAGTGTACGCTGCAGTCTGGAGGGTAGATTGCCTAAGAAGTAGGCATAGTGGGTGCCTGCAGCTGCCCCAAAGTGCGAGTAGTACACCCACCTTGAAAATGGGGTCATAGTTTTTCGTACCTACCTCGACCCTCACCGCGCTTTTCCCCCCATAGGGGGTCTGTGTGTTTAATACCGTGAGCCCACGTGTGGTTATTTTAATAACAACGATTACCCAACCAAGTTAAAGGTTACTCAACCATTGTTAAACGCCATGAAACATATGCGAAGGGTTATCACGCTCACCAGGTAACGCATGTAGCACAGGACGG